AATTATAGTAAATGAAAAGTATCAAGTTATTGATGGTCAGCATAGATTAATGGCCGCGCAGAAAACAGCATCTAAAATTTACTATATTATTTTAAAAGGTTATAAATTAAAAGAAGTTCATGCATTAAACATAAACCAAAAGAATTGGACCAAAAAAGATTTTTTAGAAGGTTATGCAAATATGAATATTGAATCTTATGTGAAATTAAGAGAATTTGTATTATTAAATAATGAATTTACTATTAATTCATGCATAACATTTTGCAGTCAATCAGGGGCAGGATCTTATGATCTAACAAATGTACGGAAGGATTCAAGAAATAAAAACTTTAAAACGAAAATGCAGATATTTGAAGAAGGAACATGGAGAGGAAAAAGTTTTGAATTGGGCCAGGAATGGGCCAACAGATTAAAAGAAATTGGAGCGTTTTATGATGGATATAAAAAAACATCATTTATTAATTGCATGGTTTACATGTTTAAGCATTCAAATTTTAATTTTAATTTATTTATAAAAAAATTGAAGATTCAAAAAACTAAATTAGTAGATTGCGGAAATTCACAACAATACAAAGATTTAATAGAAGATATATATAACTATAAAAATAAAAATAAAGTAAACCTAAGATTTAATAACAATGGAAAATAACTATCAAAACAAGGGCGTAGCCTTTAAAAACAATTGGAAAAAAACGGATCGACATCCTGATTATAAAGGAAAAGGAAATTTCAAAGGAATGGATTTTGAATTCGCAGCCTGGAAGAAAAACGGAGAAGATGATCAAATGAATTTTACATTTTCAGAACCTTATGTAAAAGAAGAGCCAACAATTAAAGAATATACAGATAATAAATCTGCAAAGCAATTACATGAAGATAAAATAATTGATAATTCTGATGATTTGCCATTTTAAATAACTATATTTGTAATTCATATTCTTATGTTTTATTAATAAAAAGAAGGCCTAGCATTAATTTGTTAGGCTTTTTTTATACCTTTACTTTGTGGAATGGTTAGAACACGTAACAAAATATCATCATGAATGGATTGCAATCATGAAAAGTTTTGGCGCTAAAGATCATGCAGAGGATTTTGTTCAGGAAGTTTATATTAGATTATTAAAGGGAGCAGATTTAAATAATCTTTTTGTAAATGGAAATGTTGTAAAAGGAAAAATTAATAAGGCTTATGTTTATTTTGCCTTAAGAAATACATGGATAATGCATATTAGAAAACAAAGAAGCAACAGAGAAAATAAAAATAGAATTGAAATTGTTAATTATAATCATTATGATAATGATCCATCTTATAAGATAGATAATTTATTTAGTAATAGAAATGAATTAGATCATCAGATTAATGATCAAGAAAAAATAAAATTCAATAAATATGAATTAATCCTGGAGAAGATAGACAAAGAAATTAATTCATGGCATTGGTATGATATGATGATGTTTAGGTTATATATTGATTCAGGAAAGAGCATTAGAACATTAGCAAAGGAAACAAATATTTCAAGGGATTCAATATTCCAAACATTGAAAAATTGCAAAACACGAATAAAAATAGCAATCGGAGAAGATTGGGAAGATTTCAGGAATAAAGATTACGATTTAATAAAAGCAGAATGAAAGCATATTTTTTCTATATAAAAGAAGATAAAAACAAAGAACCAATTAATATAATAAGGGCGCAGGATCTACATGAAGCAATTAGAATTTTTTGCTATCAAAAGAGATTAGAGGAAGAAGATTTTTTAGAAATATACAAAGTTGAATTAAATTAAATAAAATGGCAAAAAAGAAAACAACAAAAAAGAAAAGCGAAGGATTAGGAGATTCAGTAGAAAAGGTATTAAAAGCATCAGGCATTTCAAAATTAGTTAAGTTTGTTGCAGGCGAAGATTGCGGATGTGATGAACGAAAAAAACGCTTAAATCAATTATTCAGTTATGCTCCTCACATTAAATGCCTGGAAGAGGATGAATATCATATTTTAAGCGGATGGTTTGCAGTTAATAGAAGTACAGTTTCTCCAAATGAGCAGCAGGAATTGAGAAAGATTTATAATAGAGTATTTAATAAAAGAACTTCTCCTTCTAGTTGTTCTTCATGCATTAGGGATATGGTTGATCGTTTAAGAGCAGTATATAATGAATATGAAGATAAAAACGTATAAAATAAAAAGCAATCCTAATAATCCTCGATTAATAAAGGATGATAAATTTAGAAAGCTAGTTAAGAGCATTAGGGAATTTCCTGAAATGCTAGAGAAGCGGCCCTTAGTTTGTTCAAAAGATGAAGAAGGGAATTATATAGTATTGGGCGGAAATATGCGATTAAAAGCATCTAAGGAAGCAGGATTGAAAGAGATGCCTATTATATTAGCTGATGATTGGAACGAAGCGCAGAAGAAAGAATTTATTATTAAGGATAATGTTGGATTTGGTCAATGGAATTGGGATGATATAGCGAATGAATGGGATCAGGAAAATATACAGGATTGGGGTTTAGATCTTCCTGGATTTGATATTGATGGAAGCGAATTAGATACAGAATTCAGTTTAGATGATTCAGAAAAAGATGCAATTCAAAAAAATACATTTACGTTATCTGATGAACAATCAGAGGAAATTCATAAGGCAATAACAGAAGTTAAAAAAACGGATGAATTCAAATATTGTGAAACATTCGGTAATACAAATTCAAATGGAAACGCTTTATATTTAATTATCATGCAATGGGCAGAGCAAAAGAAATAAAAATTAAAGTTATTCCTTCAAAGATTGCAAATGAATTCGTTAAAAAATATCATTATAGTAAATCTTTTACATTAGGTTCAGTTTTGCATTTTGGCGCTTTTTTAGATAATAAATTACATGGTGTTTTATCTTATGGGAATTCAATTGATAAAAGAAACTGCATCGGATTTGTTAAGGGGACAAAATGGAATGAATTTATTGAATTAAACAGGATGGCATTTGATGATTATCTTCCAAAGAATTCAGAAAGCAGATGCATCGCAATTTCAATCAAATTAATAAAAAAGAATGCTCCTCATATTAAATGGATTCTAAGTTATGCAGATGGAACACAATGCGGAGATGGCACAATATATAGAGCATCAGGATTTTATCTAACTAATATTAATAAAAATTCTACTATTTATAAGATGAAAGATGGATCAATAAAAGCAAAACATTATTCTTCAAAAACAGTAAAGTTTGATTTTAAAGGAGCAACAGCAATGAAAGGATTTCAATTAAGATACATATATTTAATAGATAAAAAAAGTAAATTAAATGTTCCAATTATTCCATTTGAAAAGATTAAGGAAGTTGGTGCATCAATGTATAAGGGAGAAAAAATAGAGCGCTGCAATTGATTCGAACATTACCTTTAACCTGGATGGCTAACGTGCTACCATTACACCAACAGCGCATATAAAGCAAATATACAAAAATAAAAGACATGGCAAATGAAGAAAATTTAATACCTTATAAAAAAGGAGAATCAGGCAATCCAAACGGAAGGCCAAAAGGATCAAAGAATAGATCAACAATTGCAAAGAAATGGTTAAAAATTACAGAGAATGCAAAGAATCCAATATCATCTAAGCAGGAAGATTTAAGCCAGGAAGATTTAATGACTTTAGCATTATTAAGAAAAGCGAGAAACGGAGATGTGAACGCTTATAAGGCATTGATGGATTCAGCATTCGGTTCGCCTGTTCAGCAGATAGATCAGAATATTACAGAACAGCCATTATTTCCTGATGTTCAAGCGGACTAAAGCAATTAATAAAATATTAGCTTTAAAAAAGCGGATTAAAATTGTACAGGGCGGAACTTCTGCATCAAAAACTTATGGAATATTAGCCATTTTAATACATAAGGCAATACAAACTCCAGGTTTAGAAATTTCAGTTGTTTCAGAAAGCATTCCGCATCTTAGAAGAGGATGCATAAAAGATTGCATAAAAATATTAAAAGATACTAACAGATACAATGATAATCAATTTAATAGATCATTATTAAAATATAATTTTTTTAATGGATCATATATAGAATTCTTTTCAGCATCATCAGATGATAGCAGCAAATTAAGAGGAGCGCGAAGGGATGTTTTATATATAAACGAAGCAAATAATATTACATTTGAAGCATTTAATGAATTATCAATTAGAACTAGATTAGAAGTTTTTTTAGATTTTAATCCATCTAATGAATTTTGGGTGCATGAAAATTTGCAGAATGATCCTGATGCTGATATGATAATTCTCACATATAAGGATAATGATGCATTAGATCAAAGAATAGTTAAAGAAATAGAGAAGGCAAAAGAGAAGGCGAAAACATCTAAATTTTGGGAAAATTGGTGGCGCGTATATGGTTGCGGTTTGGTTGGGCGATTACAGGGCGTTGTTTTTTCTAATTGGCAGCAAATAGATAAAATTCCTGATGATGCAAAATTAATTGGAATAGGGATTGACTTCGGATATACGAATGATCCAACAGCTATTATTGAAGTTTACAAATGGAATGAAAAGCGAATAGTTAATGAATTATGTTATCAATCAGGATTAGTTAATTCAGAAATAGCAAAGAAACTTCCTAATGGTTTAATATGTTATGCAGATTCCGCAGAACCAAAATCTATTGCTGAAATCAGAATGCATAATAAAATGATAAAAGGCGCAAAGAAGGGAAGGGATTCAATCATGCATGGAATTCAATTAATGCAATCGCAGGATTATTTAATAACTTCTCAAAGCATTAATCTGATTAAAGAATTAAGGGCCTACATTTGGGATGTAGATAGAGCAGGGAAAACATTAAACAGGCCCAAGCCTGGACTAGATCATCTCATTGATGCATTGAGATATCATGAAAGCGAATCATTGAGCAATAAAAATTACGGCAAATATTTTATAAAATAGTACAAATCAAGAAAAAAACGTTTATATATTATGGAAGCAAATATCCAAATACCTACAAAATTAAATGAAATATCATTAGGAGATTACCAAAGATTTATTGAGGTATCTGAAAAATCTAATGATGATAATTTTGTATTTGAAAAGATGATAGAAATATTTTGCAAAATTAAATTAATGGAAGTTATCCAAATAAAATGGAGCGACATCCAATATATAGCAGGAAGGATAACAGAAGCATTTCAGGAAAAGCCTAAGTTTATTCCTAGATTTAAAATTCAAAATATTGAATTCGGATTTATTCCTTCATTAGAAGATATGAGTTTTGGAGAGTTTATAGATCTGCAAAACAACATGGAAAAGATTGAGGATTTTCATAAGGCAATGGCAGTTCTTTACAGGCCAATAACAGAAAAGAGAAAGGATAAATATGAAATTGAAAAATATGTTTCAGCAGCGAATTATTCAGAGGTTATGAAATAT